CGCCAGCCAGGCGGGAAATCAAAAACGGCCTCTCCGAAAAACCGCAGCTCATCCTCGGAGTATCCCTCTACCCGGGTGAGGACAACGGCCAAGGCCTATCCATCCCAGCCGAAGCCCGCATCGCAGTGTTGAAACAGCGCACCGGCCAGTCAAGCCCAGACGGCACCCGATACGAACGACTAAGAGCCTACCCCGAATACACCTTTTTTGGGCCACTCGCCGAAAAACAGCCCTGGAACATGACCCCAACCCACAAAGGACTCTAAACCATGTCTACAACACAGGCACGCAACAGGCGGGCAGGCGCCGAATGGGAAACCCGGCTCCTTCACCAGCTACGCAACACCGGCCACAATATAGAGCGCCTCCACCTCAACGGCCGCGAAGACGAAGGAGACCTCATCCTTCAAACCGGAAACAAAACCTACGTTATCGAAGCGAAAGCCGGCCAACCCCACCTCGCACAATTCGTGAAACAAGCCAGCCAAGAGGCACGAAACTACGAAACACACCGAAACCGGCAGCCACAATCCACCATCGGCCTCGTCATCATGAAACAGCGCAACAAACCCTGGAGTGAAGCCTATGTGGTATCAACCCTCGCAGAACTCCTCCCACACCTCTGACACCTGCCGCCTCCTCGACCAGTATCGCATCCGCTACAACCCGTCCAGGAATGAGCAGCACATCCTCTGCCCACTTCACGACGACCACCAGCCCTCCATGAGCATCAACCTAGACAAAGGGGTATGGTACTGCCACACATGCGGTGTCGGAGGCGGACTCAAACAGCTACAGGAACGACTAGAAGAAAGAAACCCTAATGTACGACACAATACGCCCCTACAACATTGCGGAACGCCGCCGAATCCAGAAAGCATCGGCCCTCTACGAAACCCACCTCGAAAACATACTCGACCTGCTCTCAGCGCGAGGCGTCAGCGAAGAAACAGCCCGCTACCACCACCTTGGATACATCGACAATGACCCCATCCCAGGCCACGAAGACTACAACCAGTGCATCACCATCCCATACATGTACCCCGTTTGGGGCGGTCCAGCCGAAATAAGAAAAATGCGTTTCCGCTGCTCACTCCCGCACGACTGCAAAACCCACAACCACCCCAAATATTTAACCCCCGCCGGTGACACAGGCTCCATCTACAACATGGCCGCCATGGCCAACCCGGCATCCGAAATGCACATTTGCGAAGGCGAATTCGACTCCATGATCCTCGAACAATGCGGATGGTCGGCCGTCGCCATCCCCGGCGCCACCTCGTGGCAAACTTTTTGGACCAAATTCTTCGAAGGCTACGACCACATCTACATCTGGTCAGACCCAGACAAGGCGGGAGACAAAATGGCCCAAACCCTCCAGACAGCACTCCCCCAAGCCATCCACGTGCCCCTCACCCTGGGAGATGTCACAGACACCTACCTGCAGGCCGGCAAAACAGGGTTGACACAAGCGCTAGACACTGTGCTACAATAAAACCACACAAGCAACCCCAACAAAGAAAGGCATAAAAAACATCATGGATCCCCTCGACACGTGCCCGATCCCCAACCGGCGCAACACCAGCCAAGCAGCCAGGAGGCGTATCCGCCTCGCCATCTGTGCAGAAAAATGGGCTGATGGTGAAGACCCCACCTACATCATGCACACCTGGGGCACCACCTACGATGGGATGCGATCCATGATCCGCGCCAACCCCGACATTAAACTACCCGACGACATGGCCAAGCATTTACACAAAATCTGCCGGGAAGCCTACCCCAAAAACCAGCCCAACAGGCACCGAAGCGGATGGGACCAATACGAGAAAAACTACTACACCCACGAAATCCTCTTCCTGAACCAGTTCAACATCCCAGCCCTCGAAATCCTTGACCGGCTAGACGTGTCATGGGCCATGTGGAAACAAATCATCGAAGAAAACCATCTCACCCGGCTACAAGACGAAACCTACAATGCGTGCCGCTGGTACTATCTGAAACAGCAACACCCCGACTGGACCGACCAGCAAATCACGCAGGCACGCCGCGCAAGCGAATCATCCTTTAACGATTTCATGCAAGACGACAGGCCCGTACTGTGAGCATTGCATTCAAACCCACCACCAAAGACAAACACGCCATACACAACATCATTGTCGAAGAATGGCTTACCGAAAACCAAGCACAAGACATGCCCGATAGTGTACTACAACACATTATCGAATACTGCTGGGACGCCTTCACCGACAACAACAGGTACGCCGTCGCAGCACAATACTGGCGAGGGCCACACCAGCCAGACAACAACCACCAGCGAATCATTGTAGGCTACTACAAAACCTTAAAACAGGCAGAAAACGCGGCCAAACAATTCCACTGGAACACCCGGATGCAACAACAATGGAAAACATGGATACTCCCAGTCCACAACGGCACCGTATCCGAGCATTTCACCAACCAGAAAACACTCTTCGACACACAAACCAGCAACCAGAGTAACGGCGCACTGCCGGAGCATCTCCAAAACGTCATGTGCGGAAAAACACTCAACCACACAGACGGAACCATCACGTGGTGCACACGCAAACCAGGACACGACGGTGACTGCCGCACAGGATGGCAACCCACCACACAACCGATAGGACATCATGGCAACCAAAACTGAAACCCTCATCCAACGCTACGGCAACAAAGCTGCAGACGTCCTCGCCGACAGGTCTATCCCCGCCTCATGGCTAGCAAAACAGCTCACCCAGGCAGGATACCCCATCTCCGCCACCGTTATTAAAGACTATCGCCGCAAAAAAGCCAACACCACCCAGACAACAGAAGAGGAAAACCAGTGATAGACAATATAGACCGGCTACTCACACAGCTAGCCAACCACGACAACGCCATCGACACCATCGACGACAATCTAGCCAATGGTACTGTACGCCGCACACGCATCTCCGAATGGACACTCCCCAACGGAGAAACAGGCCGATCCGTACAAAAAATCATCGACCACCAACCCCCAGCAGACCCCTACCCGGTCGACGAACTCGTCAACAAACTAGCCGAATGGACACCCCCCAAACCCGAACAGGACACCCACACCGACTACAGCACTGCAGCCTTCGTCATCGGGGCAGGAGACTTCCAAATCGGCAAAGGCATCCCCGGCGGAGAAACATCACACTTCGCCGACAACTATTTGCACTCCCTCCTAGTCGCAAAACACTACTGGCGGCAAGCCGGCAAACCCGAACGAGTCCACATCGCCTTCCTCGGCGACATGATCGAAGGATACGTGTCACAAGGCGGCAACAACGCCTGGCGCACACAAACACCCCTCACCGAACAAATCAGGCTCACCCGCATGGCCATGATGCAACTCATCCACCAATTCGACCACTGCGCCAACGTCACCATCACATCCATCCCCGGCAACCACGGAGAAGCCGTACGCTTCGGCAAAGGAGTCACCACCTACGACGACTCCTTCGATGTGGACTGCTGCCGCGCCATCGCAGAAGCCTACCAGCTCAACAACCAATACCCCAACCTACACTTCCACTTCCCCAGCCGAGACGAAATGACCACCACCGTCGACGTGGCAGGCACACAAATCCTGCACGCCCACGGCCACCAATGGCGCACCGGCAAACACTATGATTGGTGGCGCGGACAAGAATTCCACAACGGCACCGTATCTAATATTCTCATGGCCGGGCACCGACACCACCTAGAAATCTCCGAGCAAGGACAACGCACTTTCATCCAATGCCCATCCATGGAAGGCGAATCCACATGGTTCCGGCACCGCACAGGCACCACCGGAAACCCCGGACTCGTGTGCTACACTATCAACAACAAAACACCAAACAACTACCAGATAGCCAGATGAAAGAAATGCCATGAGCAGACGACCAACAAAAGCCGACCTAGCCACCACCGCATCGTGGGTGTGGGCCACAGACCATCATCTACACACACTCAACCGGGCATGCACCAAAACAGCCGGACACTACCCCGCAATCAATGCAGACGACCTATACCAAGACTCCCTACTATATATTGCGGTGCGGGAACAATACCACAACCTAGACAACAAACACTACACCAAAATGTGTTACAGGGTAGCCAAACGGCTAGCCAACAAAACCATACAACACCTAGACCAACCGAAACCCTTACCCGATATTATTCACCTAGCCGACAACCAAACCAGCATTTAAAAGGAGAACCCCCCCATGGTGACCACCATCCTCGACAACGGAACCCAAACCACCAGGCTACAAACCGTAGGCACCACCACCACAGCCATCATCACCGACACCGAAAACCCCGAAACCATCACCGCCAAATACACCATCAGCAAAGACGGCACAGCCACCTACAGCATCAGCGGAAACACCTACCTAGGCGACCACCAACACATTATCAAACTCATGTACGACTACTGCCACTGCGTCGGACGATTCGACACCACCAACACCAGCAACCCAGACAACCTATTCAGGGGGTGACCAGTGAACCGAACCTACACCACCGCCAACATCATCCAAGCCGCCCAATGGATCTGGAACGGCGGCCCATGGAAACCGAGCGTAGAGCCGGGCATGCCACCACCACCAACCGCGCCACAACACCACGGCAACAACATCGTTACCATGATCGATTTGCAGCTAGCCATCGACGACTACACCCTCACCTGCCAGCCATCCAAACAGCGAAAACATTTGGCACGGCTTGCCGCATTCAGGGAAGTCTACGGGTATGATCAAACCTATTCGGTGGCAGCCCAACGACTCGGGGTGACAAGACAAACCGTGAAACAGTGGGCAGACCAAACACTCATCACCCTAACAGGATACGCAAACAGTCGATACTACCAAGACGACAGCACAGGGGTGGGATAAAACCATGAACAACACACACAATATCACCTACACCACCCTCAACACAGCGATACACCGTATCGTCCAACAACAGCCCACCAACATGCAACAGCTGGAAAACATTGTTGACAGTGTCGAAAACCAGTACGGTGTACCAATCTCACTCGACAATGTGAACCTTACCGTCAACGAAGTCAGCCTCGACGATCTCGCTATCGACCAGGACACGCTAGACGAGTGCAGCGAAATCCTGTGGTTATGCGATAGTGCAGGACACCCCACAAACAACAGCAACACCCGTGACAGCAACGAGGACCAGAGCCCCTATGCAAGCCAGGAAGCACTAGACTGGCTCGCCGGAATCGCATACCAGGCAAAACTATTGCAGGCGGCAGCCGACGAGATCATGTGGGCTATCATCCGCCACCGCGACAACCACAAAAACGTTATCGGCCGGAACGTTCTAGACCAGGCCGGCGATACGATCTCTACCTGCCTCCACCTGTATCAGATGCTCGAAGAGACTATAGACAACAATGAATCATAGAATACTATAGACACAAAAATAGTGCCCCAGCGGCAACCACCACACAATCGTGGCAGCACCGCTGGGGCACACATATATTCAATTATGCAACAGTAGACTCTACCGTGCCAACCTCAGACTCGGCAGCGTGTTTCGGCACATAGCCTACACCAAGATCAGCATCGTCTACAGGCTCGATCATGCCAGGATCCGACACATCAACAATGTGCGGCTCAACCAAGCCCCCATCATCCGGTGGAACCAAACCCGCATCCACAACCGTGGTTTTAGGCTTGCCGGCCACAAACGCTGGGCTACCAAACGATGTAGCCACCGACAGGACTGCAGCAACCGTAGCCGTGATCAGGGCAGACTCCCACGGCAAACCGCGAAACGACTCCGCAGTATACGTGACACCCGCCGTCACACCCAACACAGCAACAAACGTTTGCACAAAAGTCTTAGCCGCCCGCTCCAGTAAACCTAACCAAAACTGTTTACCCACAACACACCACCATCACTTTTTCAAACCGTTAACAGTCGACTCAAGCCTGTCAATACGGCTACGACACTCCAGCACGTAATACCAGACACTCCACAAAGCATCCTTAGTGCGCCACAGCTTCCCCGTCACCGGATTCTTCACCCACGACAAAGCGTCAACACGCTTACCCAAATCACCATTCTGAACCTGAACCACACCAACATCATGGTGCAGCTTATTCACCGAACCACTAAGCTGAGCAGACAATTGTTTAATCTGATCATGCAAGGCTTTCACATCAGCCACAGTTAACTCCCCACTCTCATCTTTGCCGTTGACTACGGCCATAAACTTGTCCCACGGAAACCACGGCCCAGGATCGTCATGATCCGACTGATGCCACGCATCCGTCACATCCACGTGGCCACACACACCCCGTTTACCGGCCTTCAAATCGGCTGCACTAAGCTTCCTCTTTGGAACATTATATTTGTCACACAACCGCCGGCACAGGACAGCCGCCTTCTCAACCGCAGGCCACACGCGAGGATCAAGCCACTGCTCCCGAGTGTAAGCATGCCCCGGCACACGGAACGAGGCGTGCGAACCCCCATCCGCGCAAATCTCTATACCCAAACTATGCGGATTCGGTGGGGCATGCCAGCCAATCGTAGACTCCGACAAGCACTGCACCGTCTCCCCAATATCACACACATAATGCGCCGAACCACCCGACGATGGGGACGCGAAATAGTTCGCTGTAGACACCGCCCGCCCCTTACGGGAAGCAGACGGAAACCCCACATCCGGGCATGTCGCATGAATCACAACCCTATTCACCGGACTATTCGAACCGGCAGAATGATGCGCTGCAGGAATGTATCTCACCACACACCACCCCCAAACA